CTGTTAAACACAATTAATTGTGCTACATCAGCATCAGACATCTCATCACCTGCAGAATAGTTAGTAGAAGTACCATGAGTTGCAGTAGTCAAAGCTTGTCTTGCAACAGGGATAGCATACACTAAATTTGACTCATCTGCATTAATGTTTGCCACAAATAATTGTGTCAATACATTAGCATCTAAACTACCACATCCTTCAGCACAATCATCACAGCAAGGAGTTTTAACCATGTAAGCTTTGCTAAACTGGTTATAACCTTGAATTCTGTTGATTTTTGCATTACGGAACTCAACTCTTACTCCATATTCAGTATCACACTCAGCTTTGAAGTTACCTACAGTAACTTTCATTGGAGATCCTTGAGTACACAATTTAGTAGTATAACCTACTACACCTTGTCTTTGAATTACTTGACCTGCAGAAAATCTGTAGTCAGTAGCTCCTGATTCAGTTTGATATGCCAAAGCAAAGAAAATTTCTTTTGGCATTGGGTTTGTAAACTGATCAATAGCTACATTAGTAGCTGCATCAAATGCACCTAATTGACCAATATTCAAATCTTCTACAGAGTCACCTGCAGATAAGAGGTCACAGTTTGTAACTGGTAACACTCTAAAAACATCATTGTTACGATTACTCATAGCTTTTGTTATTTAATTAAACAATCTGATTAAAACCTAACTTTCCTGCTTTAAGCTGAAAGTCTGAAGTTGGTACTTCACTTGCTGCAAGCATCACTGCTATATCAACTATCTCTCTGTGTACATGAGCTGGGAGGTCACATTGCACTGTACCTGTCAAGACAACCCCATTCAAGTCAGCATAAGAACCTCCATTGAAGTCTTGTGCATTATGAAAGTAAGGCCATTTTCTGATATAGGATAGCTTTGCTTCATCTATTGTAAAGGTTCCATCTGTAAAGGATTGAATACCTTGGTCTGTATAAACACCATTGACTTCTCTCCATTCAAAGTTACCATTGTAAAATGTACTTTCTTCAAACAAGTCTCTGTGCTCTCTAATGTAGAGCACAGCTTCTTGAGACTTGCAATTCTTTTTTGACAATTTTACTCTACATCTTACAAAGTACAAGTAATCTGCAGGTAAAGAGATTATGTTATTTGTTACCGGTAACCAAGTTCCAGGTTTAACAATACTCTTAATGTCATCAATGATTCTTTGACTAGATTCAAAACCAAGACCATTTTCTGTTTTGGGATTTGACACTTTCTTTACAAATAGTTCAGCAGCCTCATTAAGTAACCAGTCAATCTCAGGTACTAATAAGTTTCTGTTCTTTTGACTGTCTATTTTGTTAAACTTCCTTTTGAAGTCATAGTGCATTTCCCTTGTAGTCATGACTCTTAATTATTAATCTTAGACAATATCATTAACTTGATATCTTGGTTTTCTTCTTTAGCTAAATACTCAGCTACTTCAATTTCATCAATACCTAAAGGAGAATCCATGTGGAAGATTCTTTGACCTTCTTTTCTAAGAACTGATTTTTGTAGAGCTTCTAAAACAAGAGCATGTGATGCTAATTGTTTTTTATCTAACTTCAAGTATCTTAAAAACTCTCCTGGGTCTTTTTGAATAATCTTATCTAATTCTACAGCAACAAAGTCTGCAGATTGATTTTTCATGTTTTTACCACCAAGAACTAAGATAAGTTGTATCTTTCTTTCTAGGCTTAGTTTTGAAGCTTCAATAATAGCAGTATTCTTTTGTTCTACTTTACTTGCTAATACTTGAGCTTGTTCTGCTTCATCATAGATAACATGAGTAGCTTCTGGCCATGCACCTTGCTCATACTCTGCCATAGAGTTAGCAACATATTTGCTAGCTTTCATTACTCTGACTTTGATAAAGTCAATAGGGTTATCCATATCAAAGAACATTGTGTTGTTTTCTAACTTGATTACTGCCATGTTAGAATCCCAAAATGGGTGTGGAGCATCTGAATTGTAGTGATCTGACAAATCATACTTAACTCCTTTTTTAGTTAATTGTTTGATATCTTCTTCACTTAATCCTGTGGCATACCTCATAGTATTACCATCTACTAATGCTTGAATTTTTTTTGGTCTTGTGAAAGACTCTTGACCTGTTTTGTTGTGCCACTTTTTGTGCTCAATAGGTCTTACTTCTACTTTAACTCCCATAATTAATTTTCTTTTTTAAATTATACAAATAAAGCTTTTACTGCATACATGCAAGATGTTTCTGCTTCAGTTTGAGCAATGGAAATTTCTCTTCCATTTCTTTCATTTCTGTTAGCTTCTAAAACATCAATCAGTTTTGCATAAGCTTCTTTTAAATCCTCCACTTGAGGATTAGCTGTTGGATTAAAATTTCTTTGGACTCTCTTTTGTCCTAAAGTTACATTTTCTGCCATAATACATTAAATTAAGAACTTGTTTTTAGGAAAACCTTTTTCCCTCTACCACCAAAAGCTCCTGTGTTAGAGGAGCTTTTTAGTAGAGTATAATGTGATTAGTTTCTAGAAAGAATTAACTCTCCACACTTAGTAATATCATGGATATGGATTCCACATGATTTTTCAACATGCATCTCATAGTAAGAACCAGAGTGTGCAGAAGAACCACCATTTTTAGGTCCATAAGGGCCATACATACCTTCAACATAAGTGAAAGCAAAACCATCTTTTTTGTTCATGATTTTGATGTTGCTATTTTTAGCTTCTCCTGAGAAGTCTAAGAATGTAATTCTTTGTGACTCAATAGGGAATCCTGTAACTTCATCAATTTCAAAGTTGATTTCTCTATCATCATATAATGGGTTGTGGATAAGTTCTAAACTAGCACCATTTGCCATGTTGTATTTCACAAATTGGTAACCTGCTTCAAGTGCATTAGTGTGAACTGAGTTAGTCACTTTGTTAGTGTAAACCTCAATATTCTTAATGAAACCTGATTTGTTTTGCCAATCTTGGATAGCTCTGTGGAATTGTAACATACCATACTCTCCTGTGAAACCTTTTACTTGACGGCCTTGACCTGGCTTAACTCTTGAGTAGAAGATATCTTGTAAGTACTCTTCAATTAACTTAGCAGTTAAGTGAGAATATCTGTGGATATGAGAATCTTCTAATTGCTCTTGAATACCAGGACCCATTCTAACTGGTCTACCATTAGCACCTAATACAGTGTCAGCAGATCTTGAGTACCAATAACCTCTTTCAATTTCTCTATACCATTGTTGCCAGTATTCAACTTCAGCATATCTCATCCAAGAGTTGTGATAAGCACCTTTAGAATCCGGAATAGCAACAGCTAATACTTCAGTTGAAGCATAGTCAGTGATACGATATTCTTTTCTGTACTTAGACATTCTATTACGGAAAGCAATAGGTAAGCTGAATACAGTAGAACCTGATTGTTCTGCAGCTTCTTCATATTGAGAGAATAATTTACCCCATTGTTGTCCTGGCTTCAAATATTTCACAGGCATAAAAGCTTGTGGGTCATCTGAATTCATTCTAACAGTATAAACTGTTCCATCTCCATGTTTCACACCTTGATTTTGGATTCTCACTTGGTATTTCTTGTTAGAAGTACCTGGCATGATAACATCCCCTGGTAAGTACCAGTTTTCATCAAGTTTAATTTTGAATGTTTTTTTGAATTTACCTGGAGTTAAGTTACCCTCAGATTCAACATTTTCTACAACAACTAGAGGTCTAGTGTTGGCACCTTTCAATTCCCATTCCCACTCTGTGTTACCAATAGTTTCTTCAGTTTTGGAATTACCCATCAACAATGAAGACATTGGGTTATCAGAATAGTAGTTTTGAGCAGAGAAAAGTTTGTCCATTTCTCCTAAGATACGGTGTGGTTTAGCAATCAAAGCTGCTCCCAAGTGGGACTGCTCAGTCATGTTGGCATTCCACTCCATCTCTTTTACAAGAAGTCTACTTCCTAATGTAGCCATTTTAATTTAGATTAAAGTTAATAATTGTTTTAAATTTTAGTCTAGCATATCCCAGACTGCTTTCTTCTGTGGTTTGTGACCTCCACTAGATGAACTTGTTATTGTTTGTGTTCTATCTGCTCTTTGGATTTCATCTTTGATTCCTCTAGCTGCTGCTGTTTGTTTCTTTCTTTCAATAGCACTGAAATCAAAATCTGACTTTAAGAGTTTAGCTAACAAAACAATTTTATCTTTATCAGCCATGACCTTAAATAGGTCTGCTTGTAATTCACTTACTACTCTACCATCTTGTAACTCAACAGTAGGTTCTGAAATGTAAGTAGGAAGACTTGTTTTATCTTGTTTTGAGATAGGTAAGCCACCTACTTCTTCTAAACTGTTGATGTGAGTAGTGATGTTAGTCTTATACTCTCTAGCTAATTTTTTTCTAGTTTCAACAGCTTGTTTTTGTCTTTGGACTTCATTAGCAGTTTCTGCCTCTTGCTCTTCTACAATTTTGTCAAAAGCTTTTTTAGCAACTCCTTCTAATTTATCCTTTTCTTGTAAGAACTCTATTTGAGTATCAATATACTCTTGGTCATAACCTTGAGCTTTTAAACTCATAGTGACAGCTTGAATTTGTACATCAACATTTTCAATATCACTGTTCTTATTAATAGTAGATGTTGCATGTTGCACCATCTTGCTTAACAATTCTCCTACATCTCCTCCTTTGTGAGCATACTTAATAAGTTGCTTAATTTCATCAGGAAGTTCTTTAATAGTTTCTTCAACAGCTTTATCAACACTAGATTCCCAAGAATCTTCTAAAATGTTTTCAGCATCTTCATCTGTCAAAGGCTTTTCAGGATCTTCTTCATAATCTACTAAACCTTTTTCTTTTAAGAAAGACAAAGTAGATTTAGGAGTTACTGCAACTACAGTGTTTTCATCTGTTTTAGTTGGGTCTGTATCATCATCTTCTGATGTTACTTTAGCAGGAGCTTCAAAACTTTCAAATTGTTTATCTACTAATTCTTGCTCTGCTTTTTCTTCTTCAGCTTTCTTTTTTACTTCTTCTACTTTAGCCGGATCTGTAATGTCATCTTTTTCTACTGATGTAATTACATCTTCTACTAAATTAGTTTCTCCGAAGAAATCATGTTGTTGAGAAGCTTCTTCCCAACCTCCAAATTGATCAATGGTTTTCTCTGTTCCACTCATAACTGTGACAAATTTAAGTTTAATTATTTAATAAATTACATTTTAAAAATGAACTCTTCTCAATTAAAATGTAATAGCTTTTATTTTGAATTTGCTCCTTTTTGACTTAACTCTTTTGCTTTTAAGGCATTTTTTGCTTTAGCATCAGCTATCTGAAAATCTAGTTTTCTATTTTCTCTAGCTTCTTTTGACCTAGCTATTTCAGCATCTACACCTTGTCTTGCTACTTCAAGTACATCAGGAACTCCATCATCATCTACATCTTTATTAGGATCAAATCCCATAGAAA